CAGGTGGAGAGATCGTCCTACATTCGTCTAGAGTGCAGATCAGGAATATGAGAGAGATCATGGTTCATCTGGCCCTTCTAACTCGCTAATCAGACGATCAAGATACCAACGTGCTTTCTTGTGGTCTTCCAGAGGCTTTGCCTTGTAGCGCCAACTCAAGGATAGAGGCTTGGACACCTACAGGAATGTTCTTGTTAGTCATACAGGGCTGTATCTTGGTGTAGTATTCACCTACAGCAACCTTTAGCATGTCCAGACACTGATCCTTGGTGTAGGTATCCCCCATCTTGACACCACGAGTTTCCCCGTAGCAGACAGTAGGAACCCCAACAATGTCCCTGTAGGCTGTAGTCTCTAGTCCTTCCCACTTAGCGATGAATGGGGTAGCACTAGCGATAACTACAGCCGCAGCACCAGCGGTTACTTTCTTTCTTAGGGACATCTCTAAGTCTCCAAACTTTCGTACAGATCGTAGTCGTTCTTAGCAAATAACTCAAAGGCGGTGAGGGCTTCTTTGGAGAGAGTGAGGTTGTCTTCTCTAGAGACATTGTGTTTCTCAAGAGTTACACGCACATCACAAGCAGAAGATAGGTGGTCTACAACAGCAGAGAGATTGTCATATCTGTAGAGGTAGTCAACTCGTTCACCATTACGACAAACATACGCAGATTGGGTGCCCAAAGGCTCAGGCCACATGTGTTGTCCTCTAGTATAAGCCCACACAAACTGTTCAAACGACTTTGAGTGGAGACCCCAGATTGAATCTACCCTAGCAAAATAGGGGGAGAACCTGAGATACTTGTAGTAGCTTTCTATCCAGCGGAGAGGGTTCCTTACCGTAGCTACACAAGGGTTGCTTGCATGGCCTTTGACAACATCAACTGGATCATGTTGGTGTGGCTTGAAGTTCGTAGCGTAAGAGGAGAAAGCCATTTCGATAGAAATTGTAGCCGTCTTCGGAACAGCTACAAAAGAGAGGTTTGGTAGGTAGAGGGTCATTACATAAAAGCCGGGAGGGTGGGCCAGATTACATTAAGGGGGAAACCTTCTTGATCCGTGATGTCCAGCAAACCACGACGATAAGTAGCAACCTCTTCTTGTTGTTCAGCAGTTATGTCAGCCCAACGTAAGGGGTTCATAACGAAAGGATCAACAAACGTAGTGAGAAGGCGATTTCTATCCGTCCGAATATTTAGAGATGCAGTTGCAGGGTCGACAGGGATAGGTGGTGCTGCTGTAAAGATGCCATCAGAGAACGTCCACCCAATGTCTACAACTGCATCGTCAGCAATTAGTTGTGCTTCTGGAAACTCTGACAAATCTGCTAGACTGTCAGCCAAAACCTTATTCTGGACAACACCATTTGAGATGATTGCATATGTGGGCATGGTTATGTTCCTTAGTAGACAAAGATTACGCAGCCGCCAACGCCGCCAGAAGCATTTAGGGCAGCGCCATTTTCCCCCAACCCACCTGCTCCGGGCTGGTTTACGCCTGTGCCAGAGTAAGTTATCGCAGCCGTTGAAGAGGTAGCCCTAGGTCGGTTAAAGTTTTGACTACTAAAAGTGATAGCCTCATCTGCCAGAAGTTCGTTTAGTGGTATGTTACCCCAAAGAGTGTTAAAGTTGACAGTATTTGAGACACTACCACCAGATGCTGTTCCATTAGCACCATCAACCCCTGCCGCTCCGGCATTTGCTGAAGTACCCCCAGCCCCCCCAGTACAAGAAATCGTACCCGTGGTTGTCGTTCCGCCAGCAGACCCTGCACCACTGTTGTTCCCAGCACCACCAGCGCCGATAGTGTACGCAATCGTGGCTCCCGGTGTTTGTCCTGTCAGGTAAGAAATAGCTTGGCCGCCATGACCACCAGAACCTCCAAGCCTGACTGTAGGGTTTCTACCTCCGCTATCATAACCACCGCCACCGCCACCGCCCCCACCTTCGGCAACGACAAAAAGTGAAGTTACGCCAGCAGGAATGGTAAATGGGCTGGTGGCTGTTGACGTGGCGATACTAATGTTTCCCAACCCAGCCAAAGCAGCAATAGCCTGTGCCGTCCGAAGAGGGGTCATCAGGTTAGTATTGTTCGTACCAGCTTCTGCTTCGGCTTGAGAAGCAATAGTTCCAGCCCCACTAGGGGTAAACGTACCAAGGGATTCATCAATAGTCCCCAAGACGATCCAAGCACTGTTAGCTTCATTACGCTTCTTGAGTTGGTTAGCCGCCGTATCATACCAAACCATGTTAGCATAGGTTGTAGTTGGTGCAGTAGCATTAGAGTTTTGAGTGACGATAGCCTGCAACGCATTGTTCAGATCAGAACGAAACGCTGGTGCAGACTGGTTGTCAATCACATAATCATGTGTAGCCATTATCGGGTTCCTTTAGCTTAGTTGTACTGCACTCTTGCAGTAAGGCCAGAGATACTTGGTGAGACACCAACAGTTTGAGACTTGAGAACCACTTGGAACCTAAAGGCTCTTCCGTAGAAGTCACCAGCTTTGAACAGTTGGTAGGGCGACCAAGTGGGAGTTCCAGCCGGGTCTTGTTGTGTGATAGAGATATAGGTCAGTACATCCGTATCATCAAACTGAGTACCACCAGTGAAGTCATCAAACAAACCGGGGATACTGTCGAACAAACCGGGAATACTGTCGAAGAGGGCAGAAGCACTATCAAAACGGTTTACGTTGATGTCTACACGAGAACGAACCCTACGGACTGCACCAGTATCAATATAACCAGTGAAGGTGTAGGTTGCAGTCGAAGGTGCTACAGAGGTATCTGTAATACGAAGTTCGCTGCTAGTGACAGAACAACCAGTTTTAGTTCCGGGGAAGGTAGGGCTTTCAACGTCAGTGAGGTTGTTGGTGAACGTCTCTAGGGCAGCTACAGGAACAACCACTTGCGTACTGTTGACAGATGGATTACCCAGCTTATCGTAAGCACGGATAGCATACGTCCCCGGTCTTGTGGGAACAGATGCAGAAGTACCCGGACGAGAGACCTTCTCTAGTGCTGTGGTCGAGTTAGCAAACGTAGCACCAGACTCTTCCAAGGCATGACGGATAATGTAATATGACAAGTCCAAGTCAGGGATAGGGTTCCACTCAAGGTTAATCACACCACCATTAAGGTTTGCACGGAAGTTAGTTACATCAGAGGGTGGAGCAGCTAGTCCAACAGGCTGGTATGCGTTTACATAAGTCCAATCACTCTTGACACCAAGGAAACTATAAGACCTAGCCCTAACATCATAAGTGGTGTCTGGGTCTACAGCTACAGCTTCGTAATCACCGAGGTCGCCTACACCAATAACAGTCCAAGCAGTAGAAGAAGTCTTCTTAAACTGAACCTCTACCCTTTCGACGTTAGTGGGTTGTGTAGCTGTGACACTAGCGACGATAACGTCTGTCAGGCTTTCATTGATAATACGAACTTCACCAGTTACATCAAGACCCACAGGCTCTGCATAGAAAGCACTAGGAAGGTTGGTGTTGTTATTCTCGAAGATAGCCGCTGGTTCAAGGTTAAACACAGCAGAACTAATCTCACGAAGGGTCATCTGCACTTGAAGATCAAGACCATCCGTAAGACCAAAGGTCCAGTTGGTTACTTCAAAGGGTTTGTTTGTCCACCCAAAGCGTGTGTTATTGATGTAAACAAAGTCACCCACCTCAACTTGGAAAGCCCTAAGACCAAACGATGCAGAGAAGGTAAGTTGCTCTCTGTTCCTACGAAGGAAGATGTTAGCCAATCGTTGTGCAGTCACAGAATCAGAAGTGAACGGCAGAGGTACGTCTACAATACTTTCGATGTTGTTGTCAGCAGTAAGGAACACTGCATCAGTGACAGCAGGATAGTCAGCAACTTGCCACTCAGATTCAGAACCACGGAAGGTACCTTTAACCTTGTTGAAGTTGTTCCTGCGGGAGTGACGTGTAGAAAGACTAATGCCAGACCTCAGATCGTTCTCATCAAGAGTGACCGTAGGGGTGACATACTTAGCAGCCTTCATCCTCCACTTCCCTTGGGAATACCAGAAGAGGCCACCCATAGAAGTCAAGAGGTCAGAGATAATCTGATTAGGAGAAGACCCTGTGGTGAAAGAACCACTACAAGTATAACGCTTCTGACCACTCACAAGTTCATCACAGATGTCAGCAGCAGTAGTGACAGCGGTGTCTTCTACCCGAGTGGTAGGTTGATTGAGGCCATAGGGAGAGATTAGGTAGTCTCTCAAGCAGAGGGCAGGGTTGTCACTCCAAGCAGTTGTAGCTGTACGAGTGTCGTAGACCTTCTTACCTTTGATCGTAGCAGAGATCGTAGGGACACCATTGGGGAACTTGTCTTGGTTGTATTTGAAACGGACATACAGGTAAGCAATACCTTGAAGCCTATGGGTAGAAGTCCAACGTCCTGCATCTTCTGCGAGACCAGCAGTGTCCGAGATAAGGTCAGTATCAGCAGTTTGAACGTCAGTTCCATAGTAGCGTTTGATACGAACAAAGCCGTTGTAGCGGGCAGGAGAAGTTACATTGCCTGTACCATCAATCGTGACAACTTCATCGTTCAAATAGATTTCATCGTAAGATTCAATCTCGTGTCCAGCAAA